GCTCGAAACCGAGCGCGAGCAGTCGATCGGATCGGCCGCCGAGCGCGAGATACACGCCCTCGGAGCCTTTCGGCGCGTGCGATGAAATCCCGTGCGGTTGCGGCCGATACACATCCTCGAATGTCTCGGACTTGAGGCCGGTCATATTCTTGAGGATTTGTTGTGTGCCGCTATCGTCGGTTTTTTGCACGGTCGCGCGGCGAAGCGAGCCGATTAGGCCCTCTTGGCCTTCCGGAAACCAAACCCACATTGTCAATCGTCCCCCGCGCCCGATCCCCAAGCGCCGCCGGCGCTTCCACCCTTGCCGCCCTGCCCGCCGAGCGCGCGCGGATCGACGAGCGACAACACGCTCAACGATCCGTCGGAACGATCCTGCGACCACTCGACGGTTTCGATCGCCATATCTTGCGAGATGTCGAGGAACTGGCTTTGCGTGAAGATCAGCCCGCCCGGCTCCCAAATCGTGCCGCCATCATCGCGAAAGCCCTGCACGGTCACATTGGCCTTGAGACTATTGCCGGCCTCGTGATCGCGACGCGTGCCCGCGCGTTTCTTGGCGCGATCCTTGTCGGTGTCGCCGTCATGAATGACGATCACCGGCCGATAGCGGCCAACCTCGGCGTCGCGCGCCAAGCCCTCAACCTGCAACGCGTCGTCGCCGTGGCCGTACGGCTTTTGCCCGCGCACGATCACGTCGGAATGCCGTCCCGCCCAATTGTGATCGGCGTCGCATTCCTCGATGTTGACACCCTCGATCAAGGCGCCCGCGTGCCGCGTCTTGCCGCCCTTGGTGATCTTGATCGAGCCGTCAGCCTGGCCGACAGGGAAAACGCCTTGCTCCCGGCAAAGCTTTTCAACGCACCGGAACGCGGTCTCGCCCGGCGTGATGCGATACACCGGCACCTTTTTCAATTGCTCGTCGGTCGCGATGCCGACGCCGAATTTGTCGAGCGCGGCGCCGATCTCTTGTGGGTCTTTGTTCTTAAACTGCCCCGTGTCATGCACCGCCGCCGAGTCAATGAAGTCTTGCGACTTTGAGCGGCCCGAGATGTTGATCTCGGCGGACTTGTGCCGGCTCAATTTCGGCTGATAGCGATCGACGTAGCCGCGACACGCCAATGCACCGTTGAACAGGATGTCGATTTGCGTGCCGGCCTTGAACGTCCAAGCCGTCGCGGCGCCGCCCGGCTCGGCCGCCGCCGTGATCTGAAACGAGCGCGCGGCGGATTTGAACGAGGCGCGCACCATGACGCGTCGCCACGCCGTCCACACCATGCCGTTAGCGAGCACGGTCACAACCTCGTCGTTGAGCATAAGAGCCTACCTCGCCAGCGCCGAGATTTCGCGCGGCATAAAGAACGGATTGCGGACACTGTTGCGCGCGACCAACTCGTCGGCCCGTGTCGGATCGGCGTAGAGAATCCACGCAAGATCGAGCGCGGGCCGCTGCACGTTGCTTTCGACGGTGATCACCGGCGCGAGGTTGGTGATCGTTTGCGTGAGCCAGTCGATCACCTTGTCGCGCAAATCGCTGATCGCGACGAACAGCGCGGCATTTTCGGCGCCGTCGGTTTGATAGAGCTCGCCCTCGAAGCGTTCGGCGATCTCGCCGCGCGCCGTCACGCCGTCGGGGCGCGAGGGGAACGTCGAGCGCAACACGGCCTCGGCATAAGCGGTTAGCGCGGCAAGACGCACCGCGCGCGTCGCGGCGGCCATGTTGTCGGCCGCAAGCTTCACCGTCGGCGAGAGATAGGGTTGGCCGGCGATCACAACCGTCGCCGGAAACGCCGCCGCCAATTCGAGCGAGGCGCGCACGGCCGACGCGGCCGGCATTCCATCCATCGTCTGTCTAACCAGCCCGACGAGGCTCACGACGGCCGCCGAGGCGGCGGCGCCGGGCGCGGCGTCGTTGGTGATAGCGGCGGCAAAGCTATCGACGAGCGCCGGGATCGCGTCGCGAACCTGGCCCGACACCGCCGGATCAACCGCGTAGGTTTGCCGCAGCACGTCGAGCGCGGCGGCGCCCTGCGACAGCGTGTCGGTGACGGCCGACACCGCAGTGTCGGCGCGGCCGAGCACCGAGATCGTCAGCGGGAACAGTTGCCCGAGCACATTCGCCACGGTGTCGGCCGCCTGAAAGGCGACGTTCTGCAACAGCGGCACCGAGATCAAGCCCGAGGACGCACCCTTGCGCACGAACTTAAGCTCGAAAGCCACATAGCCCATTTGATCGCGTTGCGTCGTGCGCTCAAAGGTTTGCAGATGCACCGTGACCGGGCCGAAATACGGCACGACGAGGATGCCGGCGCCGCGCGAAGCCAACGCGGCCTTAAGCGTGCTGGCGAGCCCGTCGGCGTTGTCGCCGTGCACATAGGCCGAGCCGGAATAGGTGCGCGGCTCCTCGCCCAAATCCTCGATAAAGGGATCGTCCCGGTTCGGGAAGGTATGCACGACGAGGCCGCGCCCGCCTTCCTCTTTGTCTTGCTCGAAAAAGAACGGCACGCCCTTGAACGATGCCGGCCACAACGTCTTGAGCCAGTCGCGACATTCGGTTGAAGCCATAGCCGAGGAACCTCGTTTTTGTATCGTACGAAACAAAAACGGCCCCCAAGATCGCCTTGAGGGCCGTGCATTTTAACGCACCGGGCTATATCCGCCCGGCTTGGGATTTTAGCGCATGGTGCGCGACGACTGGCCCGGCGCGCTGCCTTCTGGCGTCACTGCGGCGCCCCGGCTTCCGGCATCGATTTGCCGGTCGAGCCCGCCGAGCCGGTTGACGGCCCGCCGCTCGATCGAAAGGCGTTGATGCCGTTCTGAATGCGCTGTTCCACCTGCGCCCAAAACCCATCGCCGGCCTGCACCTTGATCGTGGCGTCGAGCGTCGCGTTGCCCTCGACGACAGCCTTGACCGGCTCGGATGATCCGATGCCCGTCGCTTTGCGGATGTCGTCAACCGTCCACTGCGAGGCCATTTGCCCGCGCCCCGGCGTGCCTGGCCCGGCATAGCCGAGATCGGAAAGCTCGGCCTCGACCTTTGCCCGCTTGGCATCGTTGATCGCCTTGAGTTGCGCGTCATAGGCGGGATCGTCGTGACCGTAGACATCGCCGGCGCGCTCGGAGGCAGCGATATCGGCCAGCGCGTTGAACTTGTCGGCGTGCAAGCCGGCGTTGCGCTTACTCGAATCCGTCTCGACCATTTCGCCGCGCCGAGATGCAATCTCAAGGATCGGCGCGAGCACACCCATCAACCGCGTGAGCCCAAGTGAACCCGATCCGACGCCGAACTTCCCGGCAATCCCCATCGTCGAATCCGCTGAAATCGCCGAGACGAGACCAGCGCCGAAACCTAGTTCGGCGGCCGAGCGCATCGGGTCCTTTTTGGCCCGGTCGCTCATATAGCTCAACCCGCTCGCGAGCCAATTCATCGAGCCGTTGACGGCGGGTTGAAATGGGCCGGCCGTATTGGCGAGATAGTTGTCGGTTTGCGCCTCGATCGACTTGCGGATCACCTTCGGATCGTCCCGCTGGAATCGATCGGCGGCCTCAAGGCCCTCGGCGTGCTCGACGAGATGCTGATCCTTTTCGATACGCTTTTGTTGCGTGGCGAAAATCGTCATCATCTGCGCCGTTGTCGTCTGCGACGCGGCGGCGGCGATCGTCTCTTGCTCGCTGGCGCCCTTCGGCAACAGCGGCTCGGCCACACCTTTCAACCGCTCATTGATCTGTTCGGTTGTCAGGCCCTTTTTCTGCATCGCCGGGATCAGGATTTTGTTGACCCACTGATACGGGTCCTCTTGTCCCGGCGTGAGATAGCCGCCGCCGATCACGCCGCCGGGCTTCACACCCTTGATGTTGCCCGTCGATGTCTTGATCACCTTGTCGGGATCAATGAGGCCCAAATCGTTGAGCATCTCGACGGCCTTGTTTGACATCTTGCCGCCGACAAATTGCGTGTGGAAGCTCGACAACGCCTTACCAGCCGACGAGCCGCCCAACTCTTGCGCCAGCGTCGGCGCCGTCTTGAGCATGAAATCGTCGCTCAACGCGTTGGTCGAGGCGCGACCATATTTGAACATCTCATAGTAGTCGGTCGGCCGCAGCGTATCGCCGAAAACGTTGATCGCCTTCGCCATGCCCTCCATGTAGTGCAGGAATTTGGGCATGTCCTGAGTAACGCCCTTGATCTCCATGCCCTTCACAAGCTTGTCAAAATCCTCGCCAAGCTCGCCGGCCTTCTCGGGGTGCGCGCCGAGCGCGACAACCCGCAACCGCATCAGCGGATCGATGATTTTGGTCGCTTCCTCGAATGAGCCGACAACTGACCGGATGTTGCGCGCCGAGTGCATGATCTCGGTTTCGGAAATCGACTTGTATTTGTGCGACACCTCGGCGGCGAGATCGCCCGCCTCTTTGACTTCCTGCGGCGACATGCCCGAGGCCGCCGCGCGCACTTGCTCGTGCGCTCGATCGGACGCGGCCTTGACGGTCTCGTGCGCCAGCGCCGACACGGCGCGCGAGCCGCCATAAGCGGCGGCGGCGCCGGCGGCCATCTTGGCGCCGCTGCCGATCATCGACGTGGCGCGTTCCATTCGCGTGGCGGCGCGCTCGGCGCCGGCGGCGATGTTCATTTGCTTCTGCACATCGCGGTTGAGCGCACTCGCCGCGCGGCTGATACGCTGGATTTTCTGCGCAACAGCATCGAACGCGCCGCCGGTTGCGTCTTTGCCCTTGATAACGGCAAGGGCTTCAAGGATCGTTCCCATCACTTCTGCCTTTTCTTCAACGTGATGGCCCGGCCGGCCCATCGAAACAATTCGGAAAACCCCGCCTTGTCCGCCACATCAGCGGTGACAATGCGCTCTTTCAAGACGAGGTAATCCCAAATCACCCCTACGGTGTCGCCGGAGACTCCCGAAAAAAATCGAGAACAGCCTCTTTGACAACGATCGCATTGACGACGCCCATTTGCGTCATTGCGAGCAGCGGATCGGGTTCGACGATCATGCGCTCAACATAAGCCTTGATCGCGGCGTCATTATCAATGAGCGCCATGCCGTCGCGGGATCGCACCCACGTTTGCGGCGCGCCCAATTCGAAAAAGTCGGGCGCCGACGGCTCTTGCAGAATGATGGCCGTCACCTTGCCGCCCTTGCCGTCGTCAAACGGTTTCTTGAGCGGAATTGATTTGCGTTCGCGAGCCATCCTGGCCCCCTGTTATGATCAAATCGAAAGCGGCCGGCGAGCGCGAGGCCCGCCGGCAATGAAGTCGTTAGCTGTTGAGCGCCTGATACTGCGGCCCCTCAATCTTCACGCCCGACACTTCGCCGGTGTTCAGATTGAGTTTCGGCTCGCCGGTGAAGCGCGAGCCGGTAAAGATGTGGGTGCGGGAATTATCTTCCTCGACGATCGTCACGTCGATTTTGCACTTGCGCAGCTTGTCATCCCACTTGATGCCGCAGCCGTTGCGGAAACTCAATTCCGCGCCGTACAGTTTCGGCTTTGACGTGTAGAACGCCGAGCCGTCACCGTTCGCGCCGCCCGTGACCGTGATATTGGTCGGATCGAGCGTCACATCGCCGTCAGTCGGCGCCATGCGATCACCGTCAACGGTGATCGAGATGCGACCGCCGAAGCTATCGCAACAATCGTTTGCCATGTTGTGTTTACCTCAAAGAAAGTGTGGCGGGAAACGGCGCCCGGCGTGAACCGGACGCCAATGAAGGGCCGCTATTAGGCGACTGCCGAGGCGCCCGACGGGG